GGATGGACCGCTTAAGTATACCGATAAGGGAGCCAATTTGGCTTTTTTGAAATATGTCAAGGAAAAAAATAAAGATCCCACGGTGCAACTGGGGCTGCTGCTTGAAGGTCCTGACAATGAAAGGGTTCTTAATGGAAAGCAATCGACCGGGGTCAATGATCCAGACCACGTTTTTCCAAGCCAACGTTTGGTTGGACCACCAAATCCGAAAACGTTGGTGGCGCCCGTTGTTCCCGCTCGTTCCCTCGACACTGAATATTGGAGAACAAACAATTTGGTTATTCGGTCAGGAATCAACGCCCGTTCGCCATTTGATGCAACAGCCAGCGGATACAAAATTCAACCGTGTCCCACGGGTCCTTTGCCTTCCCCTCCAAGCAAGTGTTACCAATTGGCAAACACGCAGCCACGAAGGCCCTTGCCCTGCACCTCTGTCTCGCAACCACTACAGCCGTGTCCTTTGACCGCCCCGATTGAAAGGGGTGTCCGTGAAAATTTTGCGCCCCGGCAGGGAGAACCCAGGGCGATGCCACATGTGGCCTCTCCCCAGTCTCCAGTGTTCTTGGACAATGTGACAATGGATATGGACCAAGGTTACAATCAAGTCCAAACCAAAACAGGTTTACCGTCCAATTTGCCGACCGGTCCATGCCAACGGGCCAAAGAATTCAAACAATTCAACCATAATGTTTTCACTTCAACGGTGTCTCCTGCCGTTTACCAGAACAGCCAAATCATTGAACCCATCAATTCAATGATTGGAATTTCCATGACACCCCAAATCCCCCCAACTACTTCCCAGGAGACCCGCGGGGGCGATCTCATGTTCGAGCAACATGATCCAAATATGTATGAGGAGCCCCAGCCCCAATGCGAAGCCAAAAGGGCCAATACTTACAACACCACTGACCCCCGCTTCACCGGGTATGGAACATCATACCGAGATTACATTGATCCAATGGTTGGGCAGCCCCGATTCTTCTACAAAGACATTGATGCCATAAAAATGCCAAACTATATTTGCAGATCAAAAATAGATGTCAATAATTGGGCAGACAAATACGGTCCAGTTCCCGAGGGCGATGAATGTGGAAATAAATACACGCAAGAAATACGAACCCTCGCAGATAATGCCTTCCTCGATGCCACCATCCAACAGCGCACGGAACTAATGCAGCGCGGGATGAGGAAACGCAATGCTGAAATGTGGCAACGCAAGATGTATCCTATCAATACCAGCGGTCAAGCAGGATCATGCGGCGCTTGCAGATGAGATTCACACAATTTACACAATTTACACAATTTAATGCCGTTCGGCATTAAATTAATGTGCGACGGCGCCGGGAGCTATTTAAAGTAAGCCAAAGTAAGTTAGAATAAATAAAACCATTGAAGATGACAACGAGCCTTTACCAGTTTCTCCCTCGCGGCATCTATTACCTGCATGTCATATTAATTTTTGTCTTGATTTTCGGTTGGATCATACCCAACTCTCCAACTTTGTGGATTGCATTTGTCACCATTATTATTACGACGGCTGTTATGTATGTTTTGACTGGCGGCTGTGCCTTGAATCGGTACGAAGATTACTTTTCCGGCGCACGGGCGAAAAACAGATTCATCCAGCGTTTGCTGACCCAGATGAACATCTCCGTGGGAGCCTTCGAGGCCAAGGCTATAACCAACGCCGCGGTGATTGTGGCGCTGTGTCTATACGCCATCAGATTAGTAAATTATACCAGGCAAAACAACTCCAAACCCATGGGAGATTTTTCCCTGGTAGCATTGGCCGCTGCCGCTGGGACGATCGCGGTCTGCGCGACGGCACCAACCAACACCCCGGCGCGGCCCGAAGGCAACGCGCAGCCAAAAAGCGCATACACAGATTTAGACCTAACAGATCTTTAGACTCGCTAATAATTGATTTTTTTAGGCGTATCAAATAAATGAACATTCGTCCAACCGTTACACGAAGATCCCCAACCAAACGCAGTCGCAGCCGCAAACCCGGTCGCAAGAGCAGTCTCAAACGCAGCCGCAGTCGCGGTGGTAGAAAACCCGGTCGCAGCCGCAAACGCAGTCGCAAACGCAGCCGCAAACGCAGCCGCAAACGCAGTCGCAGTCGCAGTCGCGGTGGCAGAACATCCGGTCGCCAGAGCAGTCGCAAACGCAGTCGCAAACGCAGCCGCAAACGCAGTCGCAAACGCAGCCGCAGTCGCGGTGGTAGAAAACCCGGTCGCAAACGCAGTCGCGGTGGCCGGCTCAGCGACACGGCCAAGGCGGCCCGCGCGGCCCGTGAGAAAGATACCATATGCAATAAAGCAGACTACGAAGATCAACAAGAACACCGCGCCTGCCTGTGGAGGTTGGCAGATATTCAGGCGAAGCGAGCCGAATTGGAAAAAGGGGGACGGCCAAACTTCCACGCCATGTCTGAAATTTTGAAAGACTTGACAGCGCTTCGTGTCCATCGTGAGCCGAACGTGTATTATCATTTTAGCGGAACTCGCGAGCGGTCACACGCGCAGCCGGAAGACGATCTTTTTAAAACTTTCGGACGGGTGGATAATGCATTCATTTCAGTCTGATTTCATTTCCTGATCGTAAAAAAAATTAAAATTTCAACTGATGCGGTTAATTTTAATTTCACAAAAATAATTTCGATCAACGCATGCCCATCGCGTTACATAATTTAAACGGGGGAAAGCAAGTATAAAAGAAGATATATGCAAGAAGACAAATGCAAATTCGCTAAAGTCACCGACGTGACGGCGCAGGACAGAGGAACCGGTGGGTCCAGTGTCGGCGTGTATGCTCTTATCATGGTAAAAAATGAGAGTGATGTGATTGAAATGACGCTTGATTCCCTCGCGGGAAAGGGAATTGGGGAAATATTTATTTACGACACGGGATCCACTGACCCCACGCTCGACTTATGCCAGAAATGGGCGAAAGAAAACACGACCCCTGTGCGTATCGCCCAGGGTCCATGGGTAAATTTTTCAGTCGGGCGCAATATGGCGTTGGAATGGCTGGAGCAATCGGTCCCCAGGAATTCGTGGGCATTGTTGTTAGACGCCAATGATGAACTCCAATTGCAACATGGCGCCCGCGACGGCGGCAGCACCGTGGCGGAAATACTTCGGGGCATCGATGGCAAAACGGATGGATGTTTCGTTACGCTGCGGTGGGAACAACCTCCGGGCGAAGGCACCGTAAGTTATAAAGAGCTGAAATTAGTAAGGACCGGTCGAAATTGGACTTGGAAATACCCCGTCCACGAAGTTTTGGTCAAGAAAAATTCATCTCCCATTCTCGTGGCAAGGCCTAACATTGTACTTTACCAGGACAGAAACAGAGAAACGCAAAAACGCAAGACGCAAGAAAGAATCCCGTGGGATTATGCCATTCTTCATGCCGAGCATAAAGCCAAACCCAAAGACACCCGCATAATGTTTTATCTCGCAAACACCCTGGTAAAAAAAAAAGATTGGGATTCCGCATTGCGCGTCTACAAAATGCGAATCGCAACGCGAGATGGTGACCCAAACGAAGTCCCCATGGAAGCCTTTGATTCCATGATGCGGTGCGGTCAAATTCTCTTATTGACGGGAAAGCCCTACGAAGCAATTTCGTGGTATATGAGGTCCGCGGCTTTTAGCAAAGAAATTGGCCATTTTAGGGTCGACGGTTTGGTCGAGGCTGCCCGAATCTATAGACATTTGAAACAGCACGAACTCTCTTTTATGCTGTTGAATTACGCAAAAGACGTCTGGAAGCCAGGTGAATTCAATCCTGGCTTCAATAATTCCGGTCTAATGGGACACCTTTTGTGGAGGGAACTAAGCTGTGCTGCTTGGAGCATCGGCAGGTACGAGGAGGGCGAAAAAGCTTGCATGAAAGCATTGGATTCCAAGGAACCCAACATTGATAAAAAAATTGACCGTGAAAATCTCAAATGGTTTCAAACACCCCACGTTTTGGAGAATGCCTATTACATCAATCTCGACGAACGAAAGGAAAGGGACGCCCAGACACGGCAAGAACTTCGCAAGATTTTGGTACAAAACCCCACACGAGTCAGCGCCACAAAGATCACTCCCGGAATAATTGGTTGTTTGGCTTCCCATATCAAAACTTTAGAGATCGCCATTAAAAATGGCGATGACTTCATTGCCATTTTTGAAGACGATGTTGTTTTCAAAGACCCGCCCGTGCTTTTAGAGGGAATAAAAAAAATACAATCAGACGGTGATTGGGATGTTTTGCTGCTGGGTGGCATGAACGACGGCGGCCATTCACCCTATAAAAATTATTCAGCCGTCCAAACAACCCGTTGCATGTCGTGCGCCGCCTACATCGTCAGAAAAAAATATGGTCCCAAATTGCTTATGTTTTGGACAAAGATGTGGGAGCGTCTGCACGGCGCCACCAACGGTCCTCTGTCATCATGTGAAATTTCCTTGGATGTCGAGTGGTTTAAATTGCAACGAGAAGATACATTTGTATTGCTCACACCTCTCACCGTAACCCAACGGGTTGGATTTAGCGACAATGCCAACAGAATTATTTCCTACGATGACATGATGTTGACATTGGAACCGAAAAATAAGCCACTTCCCCAGGATTACAAATTGAGAATTGAATCGGAGGATGATCTCATTGTTTCGCAAAGTTTGATTCCGGGTGCAGGGCTTGGCCTTTTTGCTCGCGTTGCCATTGGACCCGACACCATTTTGTGCGACTACACTGGAGACATGCGAAACGGAAAACAAATTGTCCGAGCCATTGAAGCTGGACATTGCAATGATTACCTATTGAAACTGGAAGATGATATGTTTGTTGATCCTCTTCATCATCCCGACGTCAAAGCGCGTTACATCAACGATGCCATGGATCCCGAGAAAAACAACTGCATTTATGTGTTGGATCCTCCCAACAAAAAAGCATTAGTTGTTTCAACGCGTTGTATATATCCCGGTGAAGAATTGTATGTTTCTTACGGATCAAATTACTGGCGCTCCAGAAATTGTTAAATGTTGTCCCTCATGTCATATATAATTTGTGCTTTGTTGACTGCGCATTTGCCGTCTGGTCCCGTTTTACAATTCCGTTTTGTTTTACAACTATCTTTTGAAAATGTTGGACATAGTGCTTCCCATGCATCAATTACAACATTTTGTCCTCTGTTATATGCCTTAATAGCATCTTCTGCAGTTACTTCTTCTGGTGCTGGTGCTGGTGTTGCTGCTGGTGCGGTGATTTCCTTGACATCCGTCATCGTCTGCCGCGTCTGCTGCTGCAAGACGTCAGGCGGGGCGTCGTCGTCCTCCTCCTCCCGCTGCTCCAGCTGCCGCTCCAGCTTCTCCACCTCCAGCTGCCGCTTCTGCTGCCGCCTCTGCCGCTCCAGCTGCCGCTCCAGCTTCTCCTCCTCCAGCTGCCGCCACTGCTGCCGCCTCTGCTGCCGCCTCTGCTGCTTCAGCTCCTCCTGCCGCCTCTGCCGCCGCGTCTGCTGCTCCAGCTCCTCCTGCCGCGTCTGCTGCTGCAAGACGCTAGGCGGGGCGTCGTCGTCCTCCTCCTCCCGCTGCTGCAAGACGCCAGGCGGGGCGTCGTCGTCCTCCTCCTCCCGCTGCTCCAGCTGCCGCCTCTGCTGCTCCAGCTGCCGCCTCTGCCGCCTCTGCTGCTCCAGCTGCCGCCACTGCCGCCTCTGCTGCTCCAGCTGCCGCCACTGCTGCCGCCTCTGCTGCCGCCTCTGCCGCTCTTCCTCTACCTTTGCCGCCTGCGCTTCACACACGCCTTTCTTCAGAAATTTATCCCAAAAATTCCCCGTGCACGCCTCCCCCTGTCCACAGTCCTTATCCCGACGGCATCCCCCGCTCGTGTTGCTCGTGTAGTCGTCCTTCGGTGGGTCCGCAGGGTCCGCGGAAGCCCGAACACACGCGCCTTTCTTCAGAAATTTATCCCAAAAATTCCCCGTGCACGCCTCCCACTGTTCACAGTCCCTGGCGAAACGGCATCTCCCGGGTTGTTTGTAAGTTAACCCGATACGGTTGGCAGCCTTTTCTTGGTTGGCCTGCGCGCTCGAGGAGTCCGGTTTTTTTTCTTCCTTTGTTTCGACCGATGGAGCTTGCGGTGGGTTTTTTTCTTCCTTTGTTTCGACCGATGGAGCTTGCGGTTGTGTTGGTGTTTGCCTGAGATTACGAAGTTGTGAATTGTTCTCGTCGGCGGAAGGTGGTAGTTCGCACCTGCCTTGCTTGAAGAGGAGTTTGTCTAACAATGTGCGATTGCACTTCTCCCCCGTGGCACAGTCCTTATCCCGATGGCACGCAGTGGTTGACATTGATTTAGCGTACTTAACAGCACGCTCAACATCGGGTACATCCTTCTTAAGGCAGTATTTATCAATCGCGGACCGATGGAGAAACGTCCATTCGACTCGTCCTGTTTCATTCGAGAAGTCATATTTTTGGTCCTGCAGGCAATATCCGACAGTGTGGTGGTTGTCAATTGTAAACACTTTATACAGAGTTCTCTTAAAGACGAATGGGTACTCTATGACAGTAATGCCACATCCGCTGCCCTGGGAGAGGCCCATGGCGAACCCCTTTTTCTTCAACTTTTCCATTTGGCCGTTGGATCCTCCATCTCCATCTGCTCCTAGTCCTTGTGTTAGCATTACCTTCTCCTCCTCCTGCGTCCATTTCATTTCCTCCTTAACCTTTTTCCAAACTTTCTCAGGGAAGTTCTCAGGGGACTCTGGTGACCGGCTAAAAATCTCACCGCCAACAATTTTTGTTCCTCTCGAAATATCTTTTTGGAATTGCACCCGAATTAGCTCTATTTTCTGTAATCCGTTCTTCATGAGATCTTCTTTTTCCTTAGCGGGGGTAAGCGAATTAAAGGTTTGTTTTCCGAGGTTTGTGAATAATTGGCTATACTTCCGTTCGGCAGCGGCAGCGGCAGCGGTGTCGGCCGTCACACGCGTACCATATTTCACCAGAAAGAAGTTGCCAACCAAACCAGCACCCAACATAAGTAAGTGGGCCCCTAGATTGTTGTTCTGTTGCATCGTATTTTATTTAGACTTGCACTTTAAATTTTAGACTGACGACTTGCATGGTTTAAGACCTTCCCCGTTAAAACTCACGGTTATGCTTTTTTGTTCGGGCGGAACAAAAACGCCAGCGACCTTCCCCAAAAATCCTTTGGGAATTGTTGCATCAACCTCAACCTTATTGTTGTTCTGACAAGCCATCCCGGCAACCATCGTGACGAATGCGTTTAGCTTGTCCCACTGGACAAGCGATAAATCATCTGATAGCCCCTGTATCTGGCCATTGTTAATAAAGGTAGTTATTTGTTGGACATTGCTTACTAGACCTGGAATGTCGTCAATTTGGTTTAGTTTGGATGCTATGGAGTTAATACTGGTTTCAACCGAACCTATTTTTTTTCCATCCATCTGTTTCTTAAGGTAGAAAAATGCGACGATCAAGGCAATCAAGATCAACAGCAAGAGAAGATTTCCAAAAGTAAACATGCGTGTTATTTATTGTAAGTGCATTAAATTCGTGTCCTGGGACCAACGCGATTTTTAAATTACGTCAATTTAAAAACTTATGTTTGGGCGCATGCTGGTGTTTGAACAGCCTTTTTAATCGGCGTTAATATATGTGTAGTGATTTCGTCTTTGGCCAGTTTTTTAAGCTTATTTTTGCCCTCGCACAGAAAGTCCAACTCAGAGCAGTTTTGGGGTGCGAGTCCCACATCGTTCGTTACGGTGTCTAAATCAATCTTGATGCATTTGTGGAAATTGGGCAGGTCGGCTATCGCGTGGGACACCTTCTGAATTTTTGATGGCTGTAAATTTTTCTGTATTCCATCTATGAAGGTCACTATAAAATCTAGATTGTTCTCGAACTGGTTTAATTGGTTGGCTACAGGGGACAACTTTTGCGTCAAAGTTTTGATTTGGTCAGCCGGGATTTTATTATTCTTGACGTGTGATTGGATCAGCCGGCGAACCGCCAAAAAAAAAAGACCGAAAGCGAAAAATAAAATGACGGCGGCGGCAACATCGAATGACATACTTTGTTTTCTTTCTTGGTTAAGTTATTTTTATTACATTTCACACATTCCACACATTCCGTGCCCGTTACCGTCAATGACGGCGAGTTACCGTCAATGACGGCGAGTTACAGAAAGGAGAATGCTACCGGCGGCCGTATTTCTCTCATCAACTTGGTCCTGTCCAGGTGAAGGTCATACATTTTTTTCGTGAAATCTTTGCACGCCGGACCGTAGCTTGCGAGGAGGACTTCATCAACAGATCTGGAGAGAGATTTAAGATAATACAAATAATCCATTTTGAGCACCCTGGAATGTTTTTCGAAATACCCAATTTCCTCAACTTTCAAGCACAGCTTTGTCTTGTGGCCCGAGCCCCGCGTAATGACATATTCCAAGCGGCTCCCAGGTTCCACCCGTATTCCTCGACTTCGAATTTTCACGGCCAAACAGACGTGGGCTGGGAGGGCGTTGGTGTAATAGGACAATTCGTCTTTGGCATTTTTCAGATTCAGCTGCCTGGCCCTTTCAACGGGTTCCTTGGACAACAGGGGGATTTTGTAGTCTCCGATCAAGGCTTTGCCATTTTCGACTTTGGGCTGCCACGAGGCGGTTCCTGTGACAGAATAATGGATGGAAAGAGGTAAATTCCCGGTGGAACCAACGGACTTGGTGACCACAAATTTGCGGGCTGGAACACGACCTCTCATCATGTCTAAAATTTGGTCGCTCAGCCACACGAGGACGTTGGGTTGGGGTTCCTTGTTAAAAATTTTTTGGACCAATGCCGAATAAATTTCCCGAACCGCGTCGCAATTATCTCTCCTGGACAAAAGAACGCCTTTGTTGCCAACCTTATCCTTGACCACCCCGTGCTCGTCCATTTCATTATACATGTAGCGTTTTTTTGACAAGATCAGGAATCGTGAATAGATCGTTTCTTCAAACTCAAGCTCCATGGGGCTCGGGTAAAGTTTGGTCACCTCCCGCCCCACGTCGTTGCAATACTTCCACAATACGGTAGCATTTTCTTCCTTGCTTTTGCCGTCATCGTGCAGGTGGGGAAAGGTGCAATACTGCGAGTCCGTATTCTTGAGAATCATGCTACCAACGCCTCCACCGAAACGTCCTTCCGTTGTTTCGATATCGTAGACGAATTCGTCCTCGTCGTTGTATCCTAAGTCGATTATTTTCTTGATTGCCATGGGATTTTTTCTAAACTTGTGACGGGTTGAATTTAGACGAAACACGTCCGGTTTGCTCTCACGAGTGTTGATTGAAACGTTCTCTTCCAAACTGCGAAACAAATAGTACAACCCTTGAGACCCAATTTTCCCCTTGCAATCAGCCCGTTGAGGACCCGTTTTTGTGCCATCTGCGACTCTGTATCCTCGAACAAATTCTGATCGCACATCAACGGGGGCGTTTAAGATGCACATGGGCACTTTTTTGCACTTGTCCTTGTCGTAAAAAAGCGGCCTGTATTTGTGGACTATGTACTTTACGTCTCCCTGGGGGACAAGTTTATACACGCCGCTCGATTTCATCGTGTCCAATATCTTCCAGCCAAGTGACGGTTCGCATTTTTCGAGGCATTGTTGCGCTTCCCGGAGGTATTCTAGATTACTATTGTTGAGAGCCCAGCTACGTTTCCGTCCAGACGGACATGCGTAGTCCCCGCAGCTGCCATCGCCGAAAAAGAATCCCATCACGAATGCTTCTTCCCGGGAGATCCCGGTAGAGTCTCCAGGAAATTTGGTTGGGAATGCGTGCAACAGCTCTTGGCCGATTTTAGCGTCCCGGGGCTTGAGTTTCCGACCCAACGCGTCCAACAACGAATGGTCTTCTGTAACATCTACGCATCCAGTGTGGGTCAGCACTCGGAAAATCCGCTTTTTGGTTTTATGTCGAATGACACGGTTGACCTGAGCCCATGCCCCGTCAGCCCATACCTGAACCTGAACCCTCGCTTGCTGTTTCTCGCGTCGGTTCGACTGACCCGCCTTGAACTGATCGTATGGTTCGTAGTCTCCTTGGGCCAGTGTTTCAATCGTGACAACATCAACCATGCCATTTGCATGTTTGACCATTATGGGCGTGTCCCCGGTAACACTGTCTCCGTAGATGAGTTTTCCCTTCCAGTTTTCAACAATGGTATTGGCTGCCAGAATATTGTTCTTGCGGCCCATGGCGGTGGTGCACATGGCCCCGGGCATAAAAGGCAAATAACCTTCCCGCACGCCCAGGGCTCCATACAAACTGTTGGCACAAATCTTGAATGCCAATTGGCGTTGGTTGAGGATCGACTTCAACATTTTCAATTCACCTCGGGGATCCCCCTCAGCGTCGATTTTTTTGGAAATGTCTTTGATTTCCAGACGCGTATTGGCCCGTGCGTCCAAGGTGTTTTGGAGAACCGTGGGCATTACTCCTTTTGGTTCCTTGAGAAATCTATACCGCCTTTTTTTGCACATGACGTGGTTTTTGATGCCTTTCCGTGCGAATGCACGGCGTTCTCGATAAGGTTTGAGGGAGGCAACGCGGCGTGCTATTTGAAGTTTGATCGCTCTCACCTTTCTGTCGCGGGCTTGGCGGGCGCCCAGGCGAATTTGTTTGGTCATTTTGATTCCTCTGCCGGTGGGGTAAAAATCCCGAACCAGACATCGACGGGCCGCCGTCCTTAACTTTTTGATCTCTTTTTCTTCGAGGTCAATGCGCAAATTCATTTGTTGGACTTCTATGACTTTTGGATCATGCTGACAACCCACGTGGTCTTCCCATTCAATCACATGACACATGTGGTCCGGGACCCTGGGATCTCGCACCAATGTCGAGGGACAAATGTTGTAGGCGATGATGGTAGTCGGATAAAGACTTTTGAAATCGAAGGGTACCACATTATCGTATACTCCCGCCTGAGGCTGAAAGACATAAGCTCCCACATATCTCTCATCGGCGGCCGCTTTGTAACCGTCGCTTTCGACGACTATGTTGTTTTTGGTGCAAAATCTATAGATTTGTGAAAAAACCTTCACCTGTTGGCCCTTCACGACCAAATGGAAGAGGGGCACATTGCAGACCCGCGCCATCTCGCACATGCCAATCCATGTTTGAATTTTCCGGGAAAGATCGCGGACCAAACGCGAATCAACCATGCAATATTTTCCGACTATGGACATGGCCTGTCGGGCGCCGTGGCTGTAACTCCCGTCATCTTGGGTCTCAATTCCCTCCCTGTAACATTTGAAGATCCCCTTATGGTCCAAAGGATCTTTGGTGGCACCCAAAAAATGAGACGCCACGGTGGCAAGTTTGAAGTTGTTGAAGAAGTTGAAGTCTTTTTTCACCAGAACCAACAAGTCAATGATTACTCGACCCTCCATTTCAATGAATTCAAATTTCTGATTCTTGTAGGCTGAACTGTTCCATGAAATTTCCCTCTTCTCGCAGCGATTGTGCTGGTGCATTCCCGTGTAAAAAAAGGAATCCACCATCCACAGCTCAGCTCGCCCTATCATATACGGCAAATCGAAGCCTAAAATGTTGTAGCCCATTAGGACGCTTGGGTTTTCTTCCTTTACCATTGCGGACCAACCTTCAAGAAGAAGGCATTCGCTCCGGAAACGCCGAATTTCAACACCCGCACCCACCACCTCGGGGTAGGGATCCCCAAGAGTCAGCAAAATTTCTTTCTCGCGCCGGGCCACCGGTCCTGCTGTAAAGAATACACACGAAATTTGGAAAATCACATCTCCTGGTTCCCGACAATCGGGCATCCGCGACGGAACGGACGAATTTACTTCTATGTCAAAACTCAAGCAGTAGGGGGTCCCTTGGACGCGGGCCGAAGGCCCCGTGTGACGCGAAAGTCTTTTGTAACCCACACGGTATTCGCGCCGGGCCCGGGTTTCTTTTTCATGAGGTGGTACCAACCGACCTCCGCCCGTCCCATGTTCGAAATCCACCCACCCAACCGACGGAATATCACGAATACCCACCAGCTGGAGGGGTTCTGTCGCACTTTCTTCGTGGATTTTCAAACGAATTTTGCCAACCGCGCTCCACAAAGGCTTCTGAAGCAGGTGTTTTAGCTTCCAAATTGCCATCTTGGAATGGAACTTCATAAATATGAAGGGGAAGGCGTTTGGCCGACCATCTGAAAGTTGGGCCGAATAAAGTTTTTTCTTCCGGACGAAATACGCTGGCTTGCTGTGTTGCCGTCGGTAAAAACCGCCCACGGAAGAATCCATCGATTCTACAATTTTCCGACCCACGCTCAAGGCCAAATCTTGGTTCCAGACGATGGGCTGTTTGTTTATGGTTTCGCGCGGCAATTCCACATAAATATAAGGCGTAAAATCTTCAACTTTCACGCACACAACATCCCCGTTTGGGTCCAAACCGTAGCATCTTATCACCGTAGATTCCTTGGTTTCCTTGTCAACTTCCATTGAGTATAAAAAAAATGTACTGGTCGGCATCGTCAGTGAGGGGTTTGTTGTTTCTTGCACCACCGCCAAACTTTCAAATCGATTTCGTCAACGTTTACATTACATTTCATTGCAATACATTACATTACATTAAACGTAAACACCATGACTTCGGTAACTTAAAAATCTGCGCCTTCCACAAAAATGTATACGCTTTTGACTATAACATGTTTCTTGCTTATAACAATTATTGCAACGAAGCCTCGATTTATGTTGCAAGATAATGCTGGAATCGGAACGAAATTGGATTGGAATGTCGCGATCATGTATTCATTTAGCCTGGCGGTGTTCATTCGGGTCGCCTTGCATTGCGGGTGCCCCGGATTATTTGGGACATCGTCCCCCGCCGAGCCTGCCGCACCTCCGTCGAAGCCAGAGCCCGCCGCCCCGCCTCCTCCACAAATCCCGACCCCAACCCCGACCGCAACGCCAACCGCAACGCCGGTCTTGACAGCACCCCTCCCGAATGCAGACGAAAAAAAAACATTTAGAAGTTTTGCAATGTAATATATAATTTATATAAAATGCCACACTCTGGAAAGCACAAACGATCACCGCCGCGAAAGGAAGGAAGTAGAAAAAGTCCCTCGAAATGGCATTGTCGCAAACCCTACGATCCATCAACGGCCACAAAAACGCAACGCATTGCGTCTTGCATTCGAAGCCCGAAGGGTCGTTTTCCCACGAGACAAAATTGCGTCGAGCAATGTTACAAAAAAATGACTTCAAGGAAAAGACCAACAGACGGTTTGGTAGTGGAACGGATCGGTCCCTCCGGCAAAAAAGAGCATCTGGACACATCTAAATATTCGGTTGAATTTGTGTTGGCGTGGGTCACGGCCGTATTTGGAGTCCCAGAAATGTAATGACCCGCCACACATATCACTCATTTTAATACTCGCTGTTTAGGTATTAAAATATTGGTTCAAATGCATTGTTCCTGGTATCCTTCCAGCAATCGGTGACGACCGCCACGCCGACGCCAACGACGCCGACGCCATGGCGGTCTCCAATAGCGAGGCCTCCCATAAAAATATCGGGGAGCTGCATATAAAGATTGAGGGTAATACGTGGGAACGGGAACGGGAACATAGGTGATTTTTTGTTCCCTTTGCGGTTCTGCGGGCGCATCTTCTTCTGGACCGTCGCGAGGCGATGGCGAGTCGCTTGTTTTAATCGCGATAGAAATTAGAATAGATGTCATAATGATTATGAATAACAATGATATAGTGTTTGATTCCATTTATTCTACATACATACATTACATACATTACACACATTACATGCATCAAACAACCAATCTGAAATGTTTATCACCGTGCCGTCTAACGATTTCAATGACATCATTTTTTTTGAAGTCATAGTAGCGGGCGATTGGATCGGAAACCAATAGTTTAGGGAGAAACTGCGTCCATTTCAGCCGGTCAAATTCTTCTTTTTCCGCCGCGCCGATTCTTCGAAAGGACCGGGGTTGCAGTTTGTGTTTGGTGATGTTCACTTGCAAACTTTTGGATGAGAAAATTTCAACGTCCAACGATGACGTCTCGAGAACCCGTTTGGCAAATCCCGTGATGGATTCCTTGTAAATGATGATTCCCTTATGGGCGGTGTTTTTTCGAATGGCTCCCAGATAAATTTCGGCGAGGTTGACATTGAATTTTCCGGAATCCACGACATACAGAACAAAAGTTTGTTTGAGCGGCATTTTTCCGGTGGCAACAAAGACAGGTGTTTCTCCCGCGGGCGCCGAGGGCAGTTCCATGGTTTTGATGTCAGAGTAAGATCTAGCTTTTAGCATCCCCATAATATTGGAGAACAAAATTTCGCGATTGGTCGGTGTTTTTTTCGTTCTATTCAACAACACTGTCGCCATGGTTTAATTTCCCCCACGGGAAATTAAAATGATCGTTTTTGTTTGATGTGTCTTTTATTTTTAATTAACCCACCCAAATTAACCCAATGCCCCTCCCCCTTCCCTGGGCGACCCCGGCGTCAATGACGACGAGTTACGCCTTTGATTTGACTTTTATCTTCTTCACCTTTCTTTTGCGAGGGACTTTGATAGTCTTACGCGGGGGCGGTTTCTGTTCCTCGACATCAGAACCTTCATCCAAACTTCCATTGCCTTCATCTTCCGATTGCATCAAATCGCTAACCGACGCGGTTGGTGGAGCCGATGACAAAAACTGCGAAGATGATGACGATGTCCGAAGAAATGATTGATTGCCCGTGTTTTGTACTACCACTTCAGCTTCCAAGATCTTGATCTGCAAACGGATATCTCGACCAACATAAATGTTATCGACTTTGATGGCTGCAATGGCGTTGCAGCGCTTGCCAACGAGTTCGAGGGGTTGAATGTCGGGACCTCCATTTGGCTCAAAAAATTTGGTGCCAAATTTGTCATCCTTTTTGTAATGGACCAACTTTGCATAAAGCGTGGGACCCTGACCTTCCACCTTTTTTCCCTTTTCCATCTTCCAGTAAAGGGCGGAGCAAATTTTCTTCATGTCCGATCTTTCTAGATCATACTTCTCAAGGTCGTCCTTGTTGTCCATGAGATGATCCTTGCATCGCTCAGAAATGTCATCGAGCAGCGTCGTGAAGGCTTTTTCTTGCGTCGTTGGACCGTCACGCGACCAGCAGCATAATGGCATCTTATAACCGCTAACTTTGCCGGTTTCCCTGCTGGTTTCTTCGGAAACGCCAAACGAAAAAAGCGATTCCGTGCGCAACACAATGTCGCCTAGGCTTCCATCGGGATTCGTCACCCCAAGATTGATCCGTTTGAACTTCAGATCGCTGTCAGGAATACTCACGACCTGAGGCTCGGAAAATACCATGTTGTTAACATCAAAAGTTTCAACGTCGGAGAGAATGGTGTTGTTGGTGGTCATTGTTGATTTTTGTTGGTTGGTGTCCGATCCCACCCCCAAATCGATTTCGTTTTTCGAGAGCCTCCATAAATGTAAATGAAACATATGAAAATGCATTCCGGTCATATACGCAAATACAAAATCGATTACACCGGTTTGAACTAACTTAAACTTAAGACCAAATGCTTTTGGATACATATGAGATAAACAAGATCAAATTCGGCGTTTTTTCCAGCAAAGAGATTGTCAGGATGTCCGTTGCAGAACTCACATGTTGCAAAAAACATGGCTATTCAACTATATATGATCCCCGGCTGGGTGCGATAGGAACGGCCCATTGCGAAACTTGCGGCCAGGACGCGATTGGCTGTCCGGGTCACTTTGGTCACGTCACATTGAACGAACCCGTTATCCATCCCCTTTTTGTAAAAAAAATTCTGGCATTCTTGCGCTGCCAATGCATTGAATGCAAAGAGTTGCTATTTGAGGCTGAACACCTCCAACTGGCCGGCATCGATGGTTTGAAAAGCGAAAGAAAGTTCAAAAAAATCGTTAAAATGGCAACAAAAATGGATTTGTGTTCTAAGTGTTTGACACCCCAACCAACATACAAACAAAATGTCGGCGAAAGTTCCATCTCCATGACGATGCTGGACGAAAACAAGAAAAAAATAACAATCGAGTTGACGAGCCACCAAATTCTCGCGCGTCTTGATAGGTTATCTGATGCCAGCATCCGCCTGACGGGTTTCGATCCCGAAAGCGTCCACCCGAGAAATTTTGTCATCACCCATCTTCCGGTTCTTCCCCCAAGCTGTCGCCCTTATGTGAAAGCCGCCGGGAATTTATGCGATGACGATTTGTCAAATCAATACGTTGAGATTATAAAAGCAAACAACAAATTGAGTCCGGGTCGCGAACTCACCCCATGCAAACGAAACAAAGTCATCCAAACTTTAAAATTTCGCATACACACAACTTTCAATAATTCGGCCGGGAAAGCAAAGCATACTACGAATGGAAGGCCCGTGAAATGCATCAAATCACGAATTAGCGGAAAAGATGGGCAAATGCGCGGCAATATCATGGGGCGCCGAGCTGATCAGACCGCACGCACCGTGATTGGTCCCGCGACAACGGTGAAAAACGATGAGATGCTTGTGCCCCGCCGCATCGCCGAAATTTTAACTCTCCCGGTGAGGGTATTCAAACTTAACCGCCGTGACCTGGAAAAAATAGTGAATGATGGTGACGCCCGTTTTGTTCTCAAACACACCCGAAGTGGAAAAGTGATACGAATAAATTTGGATCACGCTCTCCATAACAAAGGGACGCCCGTCACCAAAGATGACGTTATTATAAACAGCAGAGGCGTTCGGTTTGTGATAGGTGCCGGATCATTGCATTCCGACGACCGGGTCGCCAACGGACCGTTGGAAGGTGACCGCATTTTCCGGAAAAATTCAAACGGTGTAGAAGAGGAAATTCCCGTCGTGCCCCGTTCACGGCGTTATTTTAAGCTTGAAATTGGAGATATTGTTGAACGCCGTCTCATCAACGGTGATTATGTATTGCTGAATCGACAACCAACATTGCACAAGGCATCAATGCAAGCTTTCAAAATAATCATTCACCCCGGCAAATCTTTCCGTTTCAACTTGGCGTGCACGAAGGCGTTTAACGCAGACTTCGATGGGGACGAAATGAACATTCATGTGCCACAATCATTGGAAGCCCAGGCGGAAATCAAATTTTTGTCGTCGGTAAAAAATAACATTATCAATTGCCAATCGAGTAAATTGAATTTGGTGATTGTCCAGGACGGAATTCTTGGTCTGTTTTTGATGACCAAGCGTGAAACAATGCCCCTGACACGGGAACAATTTTTTCAATGCACCATGAGAATTTCATTGTCCAGCCAACGCGTTCTCACCCGAATGAAAGAAATAGAACAAACACTCCGCGAGCACCCCCAAACCCATACCCGGTTGCTGTCCGGTCGAGGGTTGGTGTCCCTGGTTCTTCCACCCACTTTCGATTATAACCGTGCCATTGGAAAAGAAGCCTGTGAAAAAAATTTGGTCGTTAAACATGGTGTCATTCTGGAGGGATGTTTGGGGAAAAGTGCCGTGGGCTCCGCGCATCATTGCATCCCCCATTACATTTTGAACGAATATGGTCTTGATGCCGCCATGGATTTGATTAACAATCTCCAATTCATAGCGAATGCGTGGCTGGAAATTTCATCTTTTTCCATCGGCATCAATGATTGTTTGGCCGAGGAGAAAACAAAAATCACTGTGAAAGGTGCAATTCACAAAAGTTTCATGGAAGCTGAAGCGAACGCCAAGGGAACGAGAAATTTGTTTATTCGGGAATCGCGGGTTAATGCGTCCCTCGGCAAAGCCAAGGACGTTGGGTTGCGCATCGCGAAAGAGGCGCTGAAAAAAGACAATAACTTCATACAAACCGTGACGGGTGGATCCAAGGGGGATTTTTTTAACATTGCGCAAATTACCGGCTTGCTCGGTCAACAAAATTTATCGGGCAAACGCCTGCCTCTTTTCATTAACAACCAAACTCGTACTATACCCCACTACCATAAAAATCCAGACCATTTGACGACCAACGAAAAGTATGAGAGCCGTGGATTCATTGAATCTTCTTTCATTGGAGGTTTGAATCCCAGAGAATTTTTTTTCCACGCCTGCTCGGGTCGGGAAGGAATGTCTGACACGGCGGTCGGAACCGCCATTTCGGGATACATCCAACGCAGAATTGTAAAACTTCAGGAAGACATTAAAATACAATATGATGGCACCGTTCGAGACGAAACAAATCGCCTCTTTCTGCCTCGGTATGGCGAACATGGTTTTGACCCTGCCGCCACCCTTAAGTCCCAAAAATTCAAGGACCAAACTTTTGCAGACTTAGGAAGACTTGCCGATCGTTTAAATTCAACGTAAATTCCCACGGAGCCGAAAATAAAAACGGTTTACATTGGCCACCCGCAATATATGTAAGAAATGCTAGTTACTTCAATCGACGTTGGGATACAACATTTGGGATTGGTGAAAGTCGAAACCAATGACGCCAATCGCATCAGAAAAATTGTTGAGTTCGCTTTAGTTGACATCCAAACTTTCCATCCCGCGGGGACAACGGCTGAGGATTGTCCTCTGCGGCATCACGACCGTTGTTTCGCAGATTGGGTCGCCCACGTGTTTATAAATTATTCTTCTTACTTCGACGAAACTGACGTTATCTTGATTGAACGGCAACCACCATGCGGTTTGGTTGCCATTGAACAATTGATTTTTGCAAAATTTCGAGACAAAGCTCGATTGGTGAGTCCAAATGCAGTGCACTGCCATTTCAAAGTAAACCATTGCGACTATGAAAAACGGAAGGAGCATAGCATGCGCCAATTTTCCAAGGCGATTGAACAAAATTTAAGTTTGAGGGAAAAATATAACGCTCTTGAACGCCGGCATGACATTGCCGATGCCTTCGTCCAACTGGAATTTTATCTTTTTAAACGTCGGCAGCGGGATCACCGAGAACAACTGGATCACCAACGAAAAGAGCGACGCTTAGATATGTTGTCCCGGAACATGACCCTTAAAGATGGGTCCGAGATGAAATGGGAGGAATTTTTTAAACGTTGCGAATATCATCCTGGGCACCGATGAATGGCGTAGTTTCGGAAGGATGAAAATCAGGAAACATACTGTCATCGCAAAAGAAAAAATTGGATGAAGTAGTGCAAGGGACAAAATCCCGCGGTTGTTGTTTTTTGAGGTGATGGATTAGCTCTGCGCCACCGGCTCCCATGACCACACTCAAAGCTATGGTTCCTATAAAAAATGTCGTTGAAATTATCATGATGGATATTGCAATTTCTTTACATTACATTACTTTATAAAGTAACGTAAATGACAGGGAGACTTATTGGGAGATAATATGGCGTTACTTCTGTGACCTTTCGAGCGCAACTATTTTTTCAATGGATCGCATTGTCGCTGGTGATGACCACTGCCCCGCGGCGGCGGTCCGTCTCTCGTATTTCATCCATTTCCGGCTCATCATTGTTGAAAATTTGGTTTGCATGCCGGTGAAAATTTTTGCGTGCTGACGCGACCTCAATGCCACGCCAACGCTGGTTCGTGAAATCCATCGGCAAAGCTTCATGATGACCGGGTCGGGGATATATTTGCACCGCGTCATATGGTACAATGACGAAAGGAAAAAATGTTCTATGTCGTGGGTTGCATCAAAGATAGACAATTCATAATTCAAACCAACACGGTCGCCAATGGGACCCGCACTTGATTTCCCGTAATCGATGATGGTTCCTTTGCCGTTCGAATCAATAATGACATTGCCCGGCACCAGATCGTTATGGACGAAAAGGAACATTTCTTGCGCTTTGATCAATGTTCGAATGATATCAAGTGTAATTGCAACAAACCGACGAAATTCAAACCGCCGTGAATATATGAAGTCGAGAAGATTGTGTCCCTCGATGAATTTTTTGGTCAATGTTGGAACGCCGTTGATGGTGCGAAAATCATGGGTTTTCGACAATCCCGGGTCGTCCAGTTCGTTAACAAATTGACGTCCTATTCTAAATTCATTTTGCAGCTCCTGGACATTTTGCGAAGTCTTGTAAATGAGACCGTCGTGGCTTTGGAGGATACCCCTCTTGTTTTCAAAGACCAAGGCGCATGCATTGGGCACCGGGGCGGGGTGGGAAGCGGCATGTTTTTGACACCAATCAGCATTCTTTGCTTTGTAGGCATCGTCACGGTGCAACCGCACGACGGGAAAAGTTCCCCGGGTTCTAGCAGTTTCACGTAGAGTGTTGGCCAAATAATCCAAGATTCCTTTTTTGTTCAACCTTTGGTTGTAAAAACGTCGCGCCGTGGCGGCGATTTTTTTACATTCCTCATCGTGGGACCGAGCCCATTCAATTTTTTCAATAAGATCGGACAAATCACTTTTGATTCCGATGTAGTGTTTTCCTGGGATAATATGGCGCGAAAGAAAACTTTTCCATTTGGACTCGACCAAAAAGACGACACTTCCCGAACCGAGTGTCGCACCAAGCCGAAATGCACTGCTATGGCCATCAACATGGATTAAATATTTCCACCTCGTTTGATGTTCCCATGGGACCGGGGCCACGGTGCGGGTCCCCCGCGGAAAATCCCACCACCGCGAATCCTTATGTTTGCGAATTCTTCGGTTCCATCGCGTAATTCCCGCGTCAAGGTGCCGGGGAAATTGTTGTGCCATTTCGTTTAGATGAATTCTTTGGTTGTTGCTGGCGGTGCTGCCGAGCCCCGTCGATGACCCACGCCAAAATCCCATTGGCACTTTGTCCTTCCAGCGCACACGTTGTTGGGGCAAATAATCGTTTGATGCACGACTGAAAAAGGAATTCTCGCGCCCGCGTACTCTGATCCAATCATCCACGGTGGGCATTAAAATGTCGCCATGGTTCTCAGATTTGCTTTGCGACAAAATGGGGGTAAAAATGCCAATGTTGGCAAATTCCGGTTGGAGTTTTCGCTCCGTCGTCCCATGCAAATTATGGTATGGTTCACACGATCCACACTGTGAAAGCAAAGGGAAATCTCGCTTGTTGACGAAAAATTCGATGTCGGGGATTTTGCGTCGGGCGCAGAGCTCCCGGAACATGTCAAGTAGCGCAGTCACGTTTGTGTCCTTTTCTGAAATGGGATATTCAAACCTAATGAGACCATCATTGAAATAAAAGCGTTGCGGGTGACCGTGGATCTTGCGGGGACGGAAAGTTCTTCCGTCCAATGCAGCCGCTTGTCTTTCCAATGATTTGATATGATCCGCGAACCTTTTGCTTGTATCAAATTTTTGTGAGTAGTTAACGTTGGTGAAAGGAAGAAAACATTCCAACTCACCCCGGCATATTTTCACGTATATCCCTTTCTTGAAATTTTCAAATACGTAGCGGAACGTTTTGTAGACTGGATTTTCGTTCTCGTCGGGGCGACGATGGAACAACCGGGACGACACGGCAGCTCTCCACCGCGACCTTACCGCCGCGATCCGGGTCTGGGGTGGCTGTATTGGAACACCGATCGAATTGAAGAATTGTTGGCTGTCGCCAGCGCAAAAAATCCCGTAGTTTATGAATTTGTACCGGGTATTCAATTGGTGCTTGGTTCGTCGGGATTTGTCACGTTCCTGCCGTGACGTGAAAATTTCCGGTTGCAATTTTTGTTTCATTCGTTGGTTAATTTGTAGTTTGCACATTTCCTTCGAAGCCAAAAGTCGATTTCATACATTGCATGCCATAAATTAAACCTCAACACCTTCTTCCTCGCTGGTGGAAGCTGCGTTTTTCAGATGTTTGGCATGCGAATAGGCGAGGCCTCCTGAAAGAAGAGCCAAAATGGTCGCGGTATTGCGAGTCCATTTCAGCGAATCCTTTTCTTTTGGTGTTAGGTTTTTCATTTTGGCTTCCAATGATAACGTGGTGGAAAAAAGGACAACGGCATATAGGGAAAAAATGATATTCATGTAAGGTATGCTGTATTCATTCGACAAAATGCCTACGGCACTAATCACGATGGGGGAAGAACCAACCAACAAAATGTCTTTCAGTTCACGATAGATGTCTTTGGCTGTGGGGCTCAACGCATCAAGATTTTTCATTGCATCAAGATTAAGGAACACCGCATTATACAATGATCCCACGGTGACAATGGCAACAAGAGCAACTAATTTATTCAAAAATTCGGTAGGTTTCATTTCTTTAATTTACTTAGATTAACATTTTTACAAATTGGACTGCCTTAGCGAACGATGACTCTCACATAACTCACATAACTTACAGACCTTACATGACTTACATAACTTACACAACTTACATAACTTAAACAATGGAACAGCGAGAAACAAACTTACTCCATCCAATAATGTCAAGCACCAAATTAGACAAAGCACCCGAACACACGGGCCTTACTTCTCTAAGACACGAGGACGGAAGATATACATATGCCGTATTTTCTGAAATGAATGTTGATGAATTGGAAACATGGTATACTTTCATCCGAAAAGAAGGCAACGCGGAGCCGTTGGAGAGCCTCAAACGGATCATTGATGGAATTCGATGGGATGATGCACCCGACGATGTTAGCGTCTTTTCTCTTGACACCACTGGCGTAAGCGAAAAGACTGCCAAAGAAATGTGTATGATAGACCTTGATCACTATTTTTACCATTCAAAATTTGATGGTAAAATGAAAAGAGTTCCGGTTGAAGATCAATCGAGCAGCCGTCGGACGGCCATTTCATTGCATGATCAAGTGGGGGGAAACAACATAGCTGATTTCCTGAGTGACGAGGATCTGGAAAATTGTGAATTGTGCGATCCATCCGAGGATCAATCGTCAGAGTCAGAGTCGGAGTCGTGTTATAGTTATTCAGACGACGATGAAACCTCAACTGCCACCAAAATCAACGAGGACGATTTGCCGCCGGTGCTCAAGTCATCCTTGGCGACAAATCCATGACGCAAAAAAACATTACACACTAACAAATGAGACGATTGAAACACATGGTATCAATGAATGATATTGATTTGATTGATTTGGTCTTTGCCGTGATATTGCTATACCTTGGTTACAAGTTCATATGCAAGAAAAGCGAATTTTTGAACGACATTTTTTACAGCATGAAAGAATCATGGACCAAAGATCCCCGAAATCCAACGATTGAACGACTGAAGGAGAAAGTTCGAAAGGTCGTCCCCCAAATTGACCAAGTGCAATTGAGGGAGGGTGAGAAATCCTACACTCTCGACAAACAAAAAATATATTTGTGTCTGGCTGACAAGCAAACCGGAAAAACCTACAACGATAACATGTTGGTTTATGTTTTGTTGCATGAGCTTGCTCATGTTTTGAACAAAGAAGACATTGGTCACACACCGGCATTCAATCAAAAATTTGACGAAATCTTGAAAGTGGCCGAGGCCAAAGGCATTTACGACCCCAACCTGCCATTGGTCCCGGGATATTGTGAATGACCCGTTGACGAGGAAAGAAAGTCCGTAGAATAAACACAGGTGAGCATGCCCAACAAAACTTGCGAAGAGATATCTTCAAACAAACAAAAATATTTGCCCGTTGCAATGGCGGCCGGACTCATTTCAGCGACAGCATTTTCGTCTGAACTGTGGCATGTGGTCAAAACAAAAAAGCCTTCTACCATTGATTCAACAATCCTCGAGATTTTGATTGCATCAAACGCTCTGTGGTTGTTCTACGCTTACCAAACAACTGAAAATGCCCTCGGTTTTTTTTCGATGTTTTCGTTCCTCGTGTATAGCACATTGTTGCTTTCAAAACATTTGTTCATTTAAGCCTTGCAAAGTGCCGTTTAAAAACGATTTCACGTTTGAAAATGTGGCATTTTCAAACACACTCGCAACATGGCCGACCAAACCAAAGAATTCAAGTGCGATTTCGAAGGATGCCCCTACGCGTGCACGGAGTCCGGCAATTTGACCAGACACAAACGCATCCACACGGGTGAAAAGCCATTCAAGTGCGATTTCGAAGGATGCAACTATGCGTGCACGCATTCCAGCAATTTGACCAGACACAAACGTATCCACACGGGAGAAAAAAAATTCAAGTGCGATTTCGAAGGATGCCCCTTCGCGTGCACGGATTCCGGCAGTTTGACCAGACACAAACGTATCCACACGGGAGAAAAAAAATTCAAGTGCGATTTCGAAGGATGCACCTACGCGTGCACGCAATCCGGCAGTTTGACCACACACAAACGCATCCACACGGGAGAAAAGCCCTACAAGTGCGATTTCGAAGGATGCAACTATGCGTGCACGCATTCCAGCAATTTGACCAAACATATTCGAACAAACCACGCAAAAAAAGGCAATGCGCGTAAAAAGCAACAGGAAGTTAGAGTAGAAACAGCTCTTTTAAAGGCAGGATATAGGCGGTGGGAAGGATCGCGCGATATCTTGCCACCTTTGGGATATTATATGAGAGAGAAACGTGTAGATTTTCGCTGCAATGGATCGAATATGAACTGCAAGTGGGCAAACATTGATTTTGTGATTGGCGTGGCCGGTGGGGTCGTGTTTTTAGAAATAGACGAAAACCAGCACAAAGACTATATGATTTCTTGCGAAACGCGAAGAATGACGACTGTTCACGAAAGCTGTATGTTAGACCCTTCCCAACCGCTTGCTCGAATGCCTTTGTTTTTTCTGAGATACAACCCGCACGCATTCAGAGTGGACGGAGAGTTGGTTAGGATATCCAAAATTGACCGCGAGAAGAAGTTGGTTCAGTGTCTTCAAAATATGAGTTTAGACTCCAGGTGCGCCGGAGAACTTCAAATCAAGTATGCATTTTACGATAAGCTAAGTCATTCAAATAGACCTTTGATCTGCAACGACGAAGAATTCCCCGCGAGTTTAAAAAAGGCGTGTGCGTGCATTTTTTAATAAACAAGCCGGTCGCCTGCCATTCCCCCTTGCAAATTGCAATTGGATCGCTCATGGGCGTTTTCTATGCCTTCTTTGTCATCAAGACATTTCCGCCACCCTGGAAAAAAACGCGCGGAACCATCTGAAAGCACCACTGATTTAAAATAATTAAAATCATATAGACAAAATATACGAACGCAATGAGACGAAGATACTATTTGCCAGAAAGAAATAGACAGGAAGGACCCCGGGGTCCTCCCGGCCGGGACGGCACCTCCGGCGGCGGCAATACCCCTGGCAATCCCTCCGCCCTGATTGGGGCAACCGCCACGAATGGATCGGCAACCACATACATGAGGTCAGATGCTGCGCCAGCTCTCGAAACAACGGGTGTCACGTCAGGATTTTACAAGAGCGCTGACATCACCGTTGATGCACAGGGCCGCGTGACGACGGCCTCCGATGGCTCAGCCATAACAACGTTTCGGTTGGCGGGTGACAGTGGCCCGCAGCAAGATATTGTCAATAACAGTGTGATGACGGTGGGAGGTGGAGTGGGGCTAACATCCACGGCGGCAACACCGGAGACGGTGACATTAGACTTGGAGGACACCGCGGTCACGCCAGGATCTTACAACAGCGCCAACATCACAGTTGATCAGCAAGGTCGTATCACAGCCGCTGCGGCGGGGGCTCAAGGCACCATGTCAAGTTTCACGGTTACGGGAGACAATGCCTCAACGCAGACAATAGAAGATGGAGATACATTAACGGTTCGAGGAGGAACTGGAATTTCCACGCAAGTTTTTGGACTGCCTGCGGATACAATAGAAGTGGATCTAGCGGATACCGCGGTCACGCCAGGATCATACACCAACGCCGATATTACCGTTGATCAGCAAGGGCGTATCACAGCAGCCTCTACCGGAACAGTCGCATTCACGATGGATGGCGACACAGGCACGACCCAAACCGTCAACAACGGCGACTTGCTCACGATATCGGGAGGTAGCGGGCTTGGACTTACATTGGAGGCTGAAGCCTCAAGCGTGGCGCTCACCACCTCATCGACGACAAACAAAGCGTCGCACGAAGGGAGTGCCATCTACAGAAACGCTTATGTGAGCGGCACAGCGAACTACACTTCACAGACCCTTTTTGCAGCTTCCTCGCCAGGCTACTGCAAAGTGTCGTTTCGGAATTTGGACGTGTCTATTGCATTTTTTGGAGGGTTGATTCCGGATGTTGGTAGCGTCAACCCTTCAGCCAGCGACACGACGCAATTCGACACAATGTATTCATTTAGCCACATTGGCAATGATTGGCGCTGGAATTATCCAAGTGGAGGTCCAGGAACAAGCGGATTGTCTTTCAACGACTCGAATGTAAACCATAGTACTTCAGATGTTGTGAGTATTACTTACGATGGTTCGGTCGCTGGCGGTACAATCACATGGGAAAGAAACGGAAGCATTCTTGTCCCCGCATCTACGATTACCGGCGTAGGCACAAATCTTGTGTTCCACGCCAAGTTTGAAGTCTATTTGACATCTGGAAATACGCGAGCACAGGAATTTGCCGACGTCACGGTCGAGTCTGAGTCGTCAGGAAATCCCCGCTGCACCATTGTTCCGGCAAGCGGAACTCTAGGTCAACAGTATGGCGGAACTGGCGTCGATTTTACGACCGCTACCGACGGGCAACTTTTAATGGGTGTTACTTCCGCCGCGGCATCGTTGGGGAGCATTGTGTCGCCCAATGCAAATATCGATGTTTCTTTCAAATCGGGGACGCCAAACGAAATCACACTTACGGCGAAGGCGGCCGAAATCAGTTCAACATCCGGGCATTATCAAGTATGGTATGATTCAACCAATGGACTTTTTAAGTATTTTAACAGTAAAAGTGCGTGAATTTCCAATTTTGATACCCTTCCCTTGGGTCGCAATGTATCAAAATTTTTTTGCCTTCACGATATGGTGCAAAACCCATCGCCGCAGTGACTCCCGCAACCGCCCGGGCGATAGCGGTCCCAACGGTTTTGCAGGTTTCTTCTCTTTTTCTGCGCGGCCAAATAGGGATCTGCATACTCTTCTTTTTTCGGCGGCGCCGCGGCTTTTTTCTCTTGTGGATAGCAAGGCTGGAAAGCTTGGGGTTTGCAACAATCGGAATGTTTTTCTTGCATCATTCGATCGAATCCCGTTCGGTAAGTTGGATAACAGTCGCTCATTTATTGCTATATTTTTTTTTACTTACGTTACTTGCGAGTTACGGGGGGAGCTGACGTTTTGAGAGAATGTGCCCGACGAATGACTCAACGTGGGAAAAAGTGAGGTCCATGCAAAGCGGGAAATTTTCGGTGTCCGACAATAGGTTGTGCAAACCCATTTTCAAAATTTCATCTTTGGTCAATGTAACTTTTGATTTGATTGTGCCGCTGTAACCGGGGCTGTGGTTGGTACGGCGCTCGGGCGTCAATCTCCGTGCTTTTTTCAATTTGGCACGCTTGCCTTTTTTTTTAGGGGCATTTTTCATTTTGATTTATCTGCTTAACTTAACCGCCTCAAGTGTTTAACTCGCGTGTTCCATATCTTCATTGTCCAAAATGTCTTGGATTGGCAGTGGACGTGGCATGCGTGGATTTTTTCCAGGCACACAAAGATCAACCGTTGAGCATGCCGTTTGGAAACAGTTGTTTGGATAGGAGTCATGCATCAGCAGTCGGTCTGGAGCATCGTAGCACGCATTGTTCATGGGGCGGAATCCTGCCTCACGTTCCATAACCCGAGGATAAAAATCAGACGGCGTTGATCTGTACCGGCGCGTGTAGGGAAAGTGGTCGATGTCGGTTATTATTTCCTCCGCTTGGTTCTGGGTTGCCGTGTAAGGTTCAAACGATGAAACCAATTTGTTGATTTCACGTCTGACGTGGTAAAGATTTCGGCGGTTGATGGCATTGCAAAAATTTTCTTGGGGTGTATGACGTTTTCTCATTTATTAACAACCTATGAAATTAACGAAAATATGGCTGTGTCAAAATCGATCGACAACACCAAACCCCAACACACCGGCACAACCCGCCATGGCACGAATTCACTCCATCAAAAATTGTGTCGAAACATTGCTTTCAAACATTATACCCAGGAAACATTTGGACTCTTTCACCATTCCCCCGAACTTGGAAATATTTAACCAAGCTTTCACGGCCCAGTCGTGGGACCCTGCCAAAAATTATGAATATCTTGAACAGTTAGGTGATGTTACCGCGAACAAAGCCTTGGTTTGGTATTTTTATAGGAGATTTCCACCCTTGGCATGTTCCAGCGGCGTGAAAGTGGTGGCCCGGCTGAAAATTAATTACTCGTCCAAGAAATGTTTTTCCAAAATTGCCAACGACCTTGGATTTTGGAAACTTATTCTCGCCTCGGATGACGACAAATTCCACCAACGTGATGATTTGCTTGAGGATTCATTTGAGGCTTTCGTTGGCGCCATTGAAATGATTGCCGACAGAGAATTCGGGATGGGAACTGGCTCAGCCGTTGCCTACAACTTCGTAAAAAACATCTTCGACAAGATGGATATCTCGCTGCGGTACGAAGATTTGTTTGATTCAAAAACGCGATTGAAAGAAATTGTTGACAAGCACGGACAATCTCTTGGAAGAATCCAATACAAAGAGACGCGCCAAGGAATGGGCAAAGATTTGGTTACGACCAGCATCGTTACGTTGTTCCAGGGCCACGGCAAAAGGTCCCAGGTCTTAGGAATTGGGCGCAGGCGTTTGAAAAGCGACGCACAGCGCGAAGCTTCCGCGATCGCCATTGCGGAACTGAAAAGACGTGGATTTTCCAAAGAACCGGCGCCCGAATATTCCAAATTTGCCGCTTTGCCCGGCCAGAATAGGCTTTGCACCCTCGGGTGATTGTGGGTTAGGAAACAAGCCTAAAAATAAAAAAGCTTGAAAGAAACAAATTGTTAATATGACTTCAATTATGAAATCGAAACGACCACGAAAGAAAAATGCAAGAAAACCTCGCACCAAACGAATTCAGAACCCACAATCACCCGAGGGTGTAATGCCAATGGGACTCGGAATGCCCGCCAAACCACGTTACCAATTTGAAGACCAGGAGTTGCCTCCCGCTGGATTTGCCCAGGCAGTTTCAAACCTTGCTCCCATCGACCAGGCGCCAGAAAAATTTGAATCTTTCGGGGAAACAATCAAAAAATTCTTCGCATCGCCACTCCCCGTTGCCCCGCCGCCGCCCCCGGCCCCGGCCCCTGCAAAGAACCGAAAGAAAAAGTTCGCTGCCGTCCCCTATCACATTTTCCTGAAATTGGCCGAGGTCGACGACAAATTGAAGGTCACCGATAAAATCAAAACCAAAGCTCGGGCGTGGTCCGAAAGTAAAAATCCCGATGGCACGCATGACATTGACCGCTTGCAAAAATACAAGCCGCTCGATAAGAACAAACAAGTTCAATGGAACAGACTCATGAAATTGATTGCCGATGGGAGCGGTCGTGATTGGTTTCTCCAACAATATGATGACTTTGCAGAGAGAACGGACACCGACACCGACACCGACACAGACACCGACACAGACACAGACGCCGAGCCCCTCAAGAAGAAACAAAAGAAGAAACGTCGGCCAACCAATGTACCGCCCCCCGAGAAGAAACAAAAGAAGAAACGGAAGGAGAAACAAAAGAAGAAACGGAAGGAGAAACAAAAGAAGAAACAAAAGAAGAAACGACAGAAGAGCCCCTACAACATCTTTATCAACTTGGTTGAGGTTGACGCAAAGTATAAAGGACCACAAAAACTATCGGCTAAAGCTCGGGTGTGGTCCGAAAGCAAAAATCCCGATGGCACTCATGACATTGACGGGTTGCAAAAATACAAGCCACGCGATAAGGACAAACTAGTTAAATGGAACAGACTTATGAAATTGATTGCCGATGGGAAGAAACGGAAACGGAAGCGGAAGACGACCCTGTCGTCGGCCCAGTTTAGCAGCGATTCCGAGGACGATACCCCGAAAAAGCGGAAGCGGAAACGGAAACGAAATAGAATTCCAGCCAAACGACAGAAGAACCTCTACAACACCTTTATCAAATTGGCTGAGGTTGACGCAAAGTATAAAGGAGTAACACAAAAACTATCGGCTAAAGCTCGGGGGTGGTCCGATAGCAAAAATTCCGATGGCACTCATGACATTGACCGGTTGCAAAAATATAAACCGTCCGATAAGAACAAACAAATCCAATGGAATGAATTTATAAAACACTTAAAAAGCCGGCAAAATTGAAAGTCAAAATCGATTCGGGTGGCAAACACGTTGCACCAGGGCAAACAACACAATGCGACGGAACAAAGTACCAACCAAGCAAAACAGGCGAAACAGGCCCTTGCATGAGACACCGAAGCGAAGAAAATTGAACAAAATTTATATGAGGAACAAGAGACGCCATGCAATCGCCCGGGCGTTGAAGCATGATCTGTCAGAATATCGCGATCCAATTCACAAAAAACATATTCGCCGTGGGGCCCTCCGCGCTGCCAAAGCGGCGAACACAATAAGGGCGGCGTGGTTGCGTTATTGGATTGGAGTCCAGCGAACGAAAATCAAACAATTGGAGCAATTGAACGTTTTGTATGTTCGAAAAATTTCAACGATGCAACGGCATTTGGATTCAGCCAAAAATGACACGGCCCAAGCGGTCGCTGTCAAAGAGCTCGATGCGCGCCTGCATGGGTTCCTACAGCTCACAGGCGAAAAATACTACGGAGGAATTTTCCTCCGCACCGAGGATCTAAACGGAGAACTCTTGGCAATTTACAAGGCAATCAGTGACCTTTCAGACATTCCGCCGCGGATCTGGCGGAATTTTTGCGAGGCACAGCGCAGAATGGATTTGCTGTTGTCCGTGTAATTTTTGCGAGAAGACGAGTTAAGGTATTTCAATCGAAATCGATTGAAATTTTGAAAGGCCATCAGGAACCACAAAATGTCTTCCAACACCCGCTGTATACGACACCGAGGCCCTGATTGCCTCGAGGCCCCGCCGTTCCGACGTCTTGAAAATTTGCCAATGCCACGATCTCCGGAAGGTCCCGGTGGCATGCCACTGGAAGAACAACTTGATTTTGCGGACCGAGTTAACAGGGGCCAAGCACGAATTATTCGAAGACTTGAACGACAAGCCCGTCTACGCGATGCCAAAATTGAAGTATTGGAAAAGTTGCTCGATTCTTTCCGGACAATTTTGGACAACCTTTGCCCTGATCACGTTGCTTCCTTGGACGGGATTTTGTGATCCATTTTGATCAAAGCCTTGTGGAGGACATCAAATTTGACTTCAATATTTTCCAGTCGCCTTAGAATGACCGCCATCGTCTGCCTTTGGTGACCAATTTGCCCATTGATGCTGTTCAAATAAATCATGGTGCTATTCTGAGTGGGCTGGACGGGAGAAAGAATAAAAGTCCCATCTTTCATTTTTAAATTGTATGACATTTACTAGTCTGTTTTTAATTCAACGGTCATTCTATAAGTTCGCGTGTCATCAATCAATTATTTCAGCTAAGCACCGCCGCGCCTTCCTGAGCAAGAAATCGACTTCTTCTAGACGCGACTTTCTATCGGTCGGCGTGGAAGGGGACTTTTCCCGCCAATTGGACCTGTAAGAGGGGAAATCGTCTTCCGAACTTTCATCATCAGACGAGGGGGAATAATGTCTGCCGTTCGGCGGAGTTTTAGATTTTTTGTAGTGTCGGTTTTTTGGACTTGACGATTTGGCACCGAGTTGCTTTGAAGGACTTTTCTGTTTGTCGCTCATGTTTTCCTACAGGATGCTTTTCTTTAATAAGCTTGCATGACAACTTCCATTTGGTTACATTAAATGTAACCAAAGCAATCAAATTAGCGTCGCATGCCGCAAGACATGTCTTTGAGAGTTCTATAACCAAAAACCGGGGGCGGCAAGTTTGCATTGGATTTCGGTGGCCAGTTGGATGGAAAAGCCCCCGTGTTTGCTTTCAAGCCGACAAATGCGTTTGGCACAACGGAAGCCGGCGTAGGCGCAATAATCGCTCCTCCTTCTCCGGGGGTGGGGTTCATTTGTTCCAACGTATGGTAGCACGAATTTAACATTGTTTTATTGCTCATTTACTTAGGGTCTATATAATTAGAAAACAAATCACCGGCGGCTCTTGCGACGGCTCTTGCGGCGGCTCTTGCGACGGCTCTTGCGACGGCTCTTGCGACGGCTCTTGCGGCGGCTCTTGCGACGGCTCTTGCCTCCCCCGCGGCTGAGGCCGCACGAGGCACCTCCACGGCTCTTGCGGCGGCTCTTACGGCGGCTCTTTTTTTTCTTGCTTCTGTTCATTTTTCTTCTCCTGGCGGCAGATCTCCGGGTCACATTTCTGTTCATTTTTCTTCTCCTGGAGGCGGATCTCCCTGTCACGTGTCTATCGTTTTGGTTGTTCATTTATATTATGGAAACATATATTTTACGATTGGATGGCGTCTGCCAAACCAATCTTGATGCATTCTTTTGGGGCTAGATCTTTTTCTGTCCCGAAAAGTTTCTTAATTTGAGCTGCATTCATGTTTGTCCGGTCTTTGTAAAATTTGACCAGTTTTTCTTCCAATTTGTTAAGATTTTCAAACTCTTCATCAATGTCATTCTTTTTTCCGACCACGATTGTACTGAAATTGTGGATTCTCATGGTTGCATTGGGTCTTATTCTTCGCGTGGTCCCAGCGCATGAAATCAACGTGGCTGCTGATGCCGCCGTTCCTTCGACGATTGTTACAATATTCGCTCCATTAGACACCATGTTATCCATGGTGTCTGCCACGCCCAACGCAGCATCTACATCGCCCCCGTTGCTGTTTATATGGATGTATATGGGGGAATCGTCATCCCGGAAGGTCGATGACCTCGCCGAGCAGTGCAACTTCTGCAATCCCAGAATGAGATCGAGAGAACTTTTCTTGGTGATGTCCGACCACAAATAAACATGGTTCCGAAAAATTTTCACGTCGACGTCATCTTCTTCGTCGCTGGTCGCGGCATCAACAAGCGTTTTTTTTCGGTGGCGGTTTGGTCTTCTCATATGTAACTTAGTTTTGTTTTACGTCTTTCCTTTTTAACTTCACCTGATTGAATCGGCATTTTCACGAATGCTCCAGGAGCTGCTCCACCAGGTCTGATATTCCACTTCCTGCTTCCTCGGCGGCTTCCTCGAAGGCCTTCTCAGTAGCTGCGGTGGGTGCCTTTATGAGAGCATCATGAGCAACTTTGGCCTCCTGAAAACTGTTTGATTCAACGATCTCCGAGATCTGCTGTGAAAACTTCTCGCCCTCTGGAAGTGCGCCGTTCTCCACCGCATCCATCTCAGCTTTAGACAAATCTTCAGCGGCTCCCTCAAAGTCGCCCGCCTTCACTTTTTCGGCGGCCGACTCAAGATTTGATCGTATATTATATTTTATTTTCCAGAGTTGTGCCTTTTCCGCCACCTTTGCTAAAAATGTGCCCAGCCGTGTGGATATACCCATGACAACCTTTGAGAGATAAGGTAGCACGGCAATCGCGAGGGGCGTTAAAACATAAGCCAATGCAAGGTCATAAATGCGGTCTATCAGTTGTTTTGGTTTTCCTGATGCCTCGCACATCTTTTTGAAAAATTGTTTTCCTTTTGTTCCCTCATTCAAAGCTCCAGAAATGGAGCAGGACAAAAGACCAATGGTTGCAAAAACCACGATAACTTCAATGATTAGGGGGACCCAATCCGTGCCACGACTTCGTTTGCTTCCGTCGCCGTCGCTGCCGCCGCCTCGGACGTGTTTTTTCTTTGAAGAGACCATTTAGTTGTGTATTTATTAGTAAACTTTCTTATTTTCTTGGTCGAAATCGATCGGCACCGGGACCAAGCACGCAAAGCAAGAAGTATGTGTGACGATCACGAAATGCATATAATGTCGGCTGACCAAAAGCAAGTCGTGCATGCAGCGATGGGCGGGAACTCAATTTTTATATCAGGGCCGGGCGGAACTGGAAAGACGTGGGTTGTGAAAGAGATTGTTCGACGTCTCCGCGCGGCAGGTCGCCACGTTGCCGTTACCGCCATGACGGGCGTGGCGGCGATCAACATGGGGGGCGGTGCATCAACAGTCCATTCTTATCTTGGAATAGGTCTCGGGAAGGGTTCGGCTGATTCCTTATCAGCTCAAATTTTCCAGAAAAAACCTCATATCTTGTCGAGGTGGAAGGCGGTTGATGTTTTAATAATCGATGAAATATCAATGATGTCTCCTGAATTATTTGACAAACTCAACGAGATGGCAAAAAATTTTAGGCACGGCCCTCTCTGCCGGAGGCTGCTGGCCGGGACAACAGAAGACGATCGACCACCATGGGGAGGAATTCAATTAATTTTGGTGGGAGATTTCTTGCAGTTGCCGCCGATCGACAAGAATCGAACATTCGAAGCCAAGACATGGGCTGAGTCAATTGGCAGCGCCCACCTCCTGACAACCAACCATAGACAATCCACCGATTCGGAATACCGGAACATTTTATCACATATGAGATTGGGCACTTTGACTGATGCCATGATTGCTCGGATAAACCAAAGGGTTTGTCCGGCACCGGGGGATGGGATCAAACCAACTTTTTTGTGCTCTAGGAATGATATGGCCCGATCGATAAATTCACGCGAGCTAGATAGATTGAGAGATTCGGATCCGGACCTGCAATCCTACTTGTTCTGTGCGGAAATTGATCGGAGCAACAAAAAATATCCAAAGCAAAAGATGGATAGAGAGGTGGAAAATTGCATCATGCCCCGTGAGTTAGAGCTTTGTGTGGGGGCCCAGGTAATGTTGCTACGAAATATGTACTGGCCTGAAAATAGACGGTCTGATGGAACCCTGCCGGATTTTTATTCGGACCCCGCTGCGTCGTTGACCAAGGTGCTTCGGTACTGCAATGGTAGTCGAGGGGTTGTTATTGGTTTCGGGCATGACGCCGAAGACAATCTATGCCCCCGTGTTAAGTTTGCACGGGATGGCGGAGTCCTGATCATCAGTCCCCAGGAACAGAAATTCATAACAATTTCTGATAGTGGAATAGAGACGATCAATTTTACTATAACCCAGTTTCCGTTAAAAGTGGCATATGCCGTGACCATACACAAGGCCCAAGGATTGACACTTGACAGGGCCCGGATTGATACGTCTGGATGTTTCTTGGACGGACACACCTACGTTGCATTTTCAAGAGTCAAATCTCTCCAGTCCGTGTATCTCACAACGCCATTGAAGCGCGCCCACCTCAAAACAGATGCCAAGGCCTTGGCATATTACAAGGGTTTGTCCGACCCCGGGGATGAGGAGCATTGTAATAATATATAATAAAACATCATTCCAAAGAATTTTCTTTCCTTGTCTTTGGAATTATTTCACTTTTCATTGCGCCGGCGCCAACATGTCTCTTATATCAGAAACCAATCCTGCCTTATAGCACCTCACCAAAACCAATACCAACACCAACACCAATACATTTTGGGCAATGGGATGGTTGTTGGCCAAAAACTTGTTTGCCACCAGCACTATTATGCACGTCGCCCCTAACAGACTCAAATTTTTGTAAATATTGTGACGTTTTTTCATGTTTAAAAGGGTCGGTCTCAAATGGCTGTAAAGTTCCCACCCCCGTTGTGCCCTGGCATTCATGATAGTGTGTAGACATGAGCTTGGATCCTTGTACTGAAATATATACTGAAATGCAGCTGGCGATATGTTCAGCGCACTGTCATCATTGGAATCTAGGGAGAACACGCTAAGCTCTCGCGACACGTATGGGACACCGTCGATGGTATAAACCATTGGAACCCCGGCTGCCGAGGATTTCCAGTTGGGGTACTCCGCGGGTTTGCCCATGGTTTGGTCGCCTCCCACCAAGCTCACAACGACTCCTTTTTTAAGTGGAATGTTTTTCGTGACTATCTTATTTTTGGAGTATTGACATTCGAGCGCCGAACCTACAAAAAATGTTTGCCAGAGGGATGAAAACGGGACAAAACCAATGCCATCTATAGTGCTCTTGGGAGCGGCGCAGTTGCCGTAAGGCCCAATAATTGGTCCCGTGTAAAGAGGATCAGTATAATCTCCGCCTTGCGTCAAACAAGGGGTTATGGTGCCCTTGACCTGGGAGACCTTCGAGCCATCAACATGAAAAAATTCCCACTGGGTGTTGCTCACGAATGCGTTTTGTAATTCCGTCCATCCCCCCAGCAATTTGTTATTCGAGAATGGGGTCATTACGCACATACTTCGTTTGTTTTTGTAATCTGGTGGCAGTGCGGCATCGGAATTATTCCTCAGAAAGAATTGGTGCAAGTAAGCGTCATTCAAGGTGATCAAGGTGGTCCAAGTCCCATTCAGTTGGTACCACCTTGGATCTGAAACCCACGATGGTGGGTTGCTGCCCTTGGTAGGTCGGTATGTGAATTTCATGCAGACAACAAATCTTCCTGTTCGCAGCGTCTGGATTTTGCCAGTGTCGCTGCGGATTTGGGGGATCCGGATGTCTGTCAAAATTTTGTATGGTTTTACTTTTTCCAAATTATAGTCGGGATTAAGTCCTGATCCCTTCAGCAACGGCCAATCAGACAAACCGCCCGCCTGAATCCGCTGATCGTGCAACGCCTTGCGTGCGTCCTTGACATTCTTGATGGCCTTGGACAACTCAGAATCAGTACTTTTCAACTTCAACAGTCCGTCAATTTGTTTTTGGACATCGCAGGCCGTGTCGGTTTGTTTTATCGTGACAGCCCCCGCCCGTAAAAGTGTTTCGCATGCTTTGGCATAGTTATCACTCAGCTCGTTTAATTTGGAATCATCCCAGACCTTCATTTTACTTGAGGTCTGTTGGAGACTGTCAAACAACGCAGATGCAAAAGGCATGAGAGGTATTGCCGCAATATGCTCCCGCACTTGGTCGCGGGTCAGAAATCCCAAGGGTATGCTTTGGCAAGTAAAAAAGGCCAACCATTGGGCACTGTTCAGTAACGCCCCCGTCTTCAATAAAGATTCTGGGCTATAAAGGAACTTGGCCGTATTCTTAATGGCCCGTAGAGCCCGACCGGCCTTAGTTGTGGGCTCTGGCTTCGAGGCGTCTTTGTCCAACTCCGAGAATTTCTCTTCGGTCTCCTCCAAAGCCTTGTGGGCCGACTCCGACGCTTCGCTCCCTTCATCGGCAGCAATGTCAGCCGCATTTGACGCGGCGCTTCCAACGGATTCCGTGGTGGCTGCTGCGGCATCTTCGTTTGCGGCCAAAAAATCAGCCGCCTCCTGGACTGTCTGGGCTGCATTTTCAAGTGCTTCGGCTTCCGCCCCTCCTGCTGCCGCACCCTCCAACAGCACAGAGGCCCCCCCCGTGGCGGCCGCGGCCACCGCAGTTACCGCGACCGTCGCGGCAATATTCACGATCGCTTCGACCTCTTTGCTTTCCAACACATTTCCAACGCCAGGAAGGCCCACGTCTTTGGCAAGTTCACCAACCGTGACCAAGCTACCAGCAACGGCCGCACCAATGGTTCCGTCGATCACCCCTTGGGCCACGGCGAAAGGCCCGGTCAACATTTCCAAGGGACCTTCTTTAATATTTTTCGCTGCAAGCTTGGACAATGTTTTGCAACCCTTGCTACTGGTGCCCCCTATGCAAACGACGCCGGCCGCAACGCCCTCACCGGCAGCCGCGACAAATTTGGCGCCCCCCACGGCTGTTTGTTCTATTCCTTTTCCTACACCAATGGCACCATCTTTTATACCATTTCCCAACGCCTCAATTCCTTTTATTAAAAATGACATCAGGTGTTGTTTATTTTATTAAAACAGTAAAGAAAACACAACTGAAAGCAATGCCCAGTGATGTAATAAATGCCTTCGGCAAATACTTAAGTATTGCTGTTATATTAGGTTTAATTGTGTTGGTTTTTGGGATCTATCGCGGGAAGAAAAAATGCTACTCGGATAAATATGGATACAGCTCGCAATGCTCGAGGGATGAATGGTGCAGCACGCCGGCGGGCGCATTGGAAGGAATATGCAAAAAACGCGTCGGTTGCCTTTACGATCCCACGTTGGACATCGGACCGGACAAGGCGTGCCAGCGGGCATTGACATCCGAGGAGTGCAAAAAACGCGGCTGCACATTCAAACCCGTGTCGCCCGAAAATGATTCTCGTTGTGTTAACACGTGTTGGGTTGATGATGGTAAGAACAACGACACGAAGCACATACCGTGTGTCGACAAAAACAAAAAGCCGCCTTGCCTGAAATGCGGACTATACACGCCCGATTGTTCGGTTTGTGCGCCATTGTCCAAGGCCGAAGCCGGCGTTCTTAATTATGATGCGGGCCAGCAGCCAACGGACGGCGGACCGGGCCGGACGGCGATGGACACAATTGTTGCCTACGCTGGGGGGTCGGATGGCGAGTGGACCATGAAAATTTCAGATGTTAATGATGAATCTCCCAAATCCCTTGCATTAACCTCTTGCGCGCCAGGATATGGAAGCTGGGAGGTTGTGGCACAGGAATATACAAAGAAACCTACAACGGAGATTGTTTATTATGATAACTCCAAGGGCAAAAACGTATGGGATGGAGGTATTGGGTCCAGTTTTCCAGAAGGGTCCGACTCGAGGTGTTTGAATTCCCTCAATCCCACCGATTGGGTCGGCCGCAGCCGCGGGGTTTGTGACGCCGAGAGCGAAAATTGTTTACCTTGCATTTATGGCGTTGACCCAAACGCCCAGTATGGCAGCTGTCTTGGATGGAAACAAACCGGGAATTGCTCGCCGTTGGGGTATCCGGACCTACCGAATAATAAGGGGTGCGATGAACTAATAAAAACAGTCGTTAGAATGCGCGACGGCAACCAGGGATCGATTTCGGGATACTGCCTTTGCGCCGATCCCAATGATCCCAAAAAACAATTCAAGACGAACATGGTTAGTTGCAAAGACGACAAGGAATTCACGTGTAGGGATGCGTGCGAAATATCCTGGAAGCAACGGGCCCAATTGATACCTACCAAAGCCCAGGGGGCTTGCCTGAAGAAAGATTTTTTGTCGTTCCCCTCCATGAAAACCCCGCAGTGTCAACCTCTGAACATCAACCCCCCAAACGCCGACGCCGACGCCGCCGGAACCACATGTAAAGATGGTTTTGTTAATTGTTCGCCATCGCTGGATGTTTTGGAAGCGCAAAAAGAAAACAACTCAAAACAAACGGGGATATGTGTTGGGGTTGGCGATATAGAAGCTCCGCACGGTGGTGTTTCGAAAATCGGAAGTATTTACCAACCCCACTTCGCTAATGCGAAAAATACAAAATGCAAGACGCAAGAGACACAAGAAAAATGCAATGGCCAAACGCAGTGCGTGTGGTATGAAAGTGTCCGTTGTGGTTGCAAAACGCCCACCACCGCATGTCCGTCCGGATATTCCATTGGTAAGCGAGCCACTGCAGCGGAAGATGCGACGTGTGTTCCTGATGCCGAGCAACAGGGTTGCAGCGAGGATAATAAGTGTCCGTCCACAGAGTTCTGCAAAATATCATCGGGTGCCAAGAGTGGAATTTGCATACCCAAGAAAACTTGTTCTGGAATTGTAACACCCGAAGATGCAGCTACCTATGACGAAGGTAGTTGGAACAAAGACAAAACATGCATTGTTGATGTTTATGATTTGGAATATGGAGACTGTACTCCAGCGTTGCCATGGGATGATGATTGTTCTTCAGGGTGGACCAATTCGCTAACAACCCCCATTCACCGCGCAGCGGGAAAAGGTCTATGCGTCGCAAGCGGCGGCAATAAGTGTTCCGCCGGAACCATTGTAGGTAACGTCAAGTACTGCGACAAAATGTTCCACGGCCACAAGGGCGCGTGCCATGATGGCGACTGTGTCTTTGGGTCTAAAGCTGCTCTCTGTTACAAAAAAAAGTAAGTTGCAGTAAATAAAGTAATTTATGAAAGCACAAACGGGAAAAAGAGCCAACCAGTACAAGAATTTGGGGGGCATCTGTTCCTTCCAGAAAGTATCGACCGAAACCTGCTGCGGCGCGTGTCCGCCAATGACCGAAAAATATGAAGAAATTTACCGACCACCGGGATGGATTCCGGATCCTTGGAGTTCTTCCCCGCAGGGCCACGGTCCATGGATCAACGACAACCCCTCGTGCGCCGTGTCTGGCCGGGGATGTGGACCTGATGGGCAGTTCAGACCCCCTCCGTAATTTTCTTGTCAGCCACGAGTAATGCAATTCCGGCGCCCATCTGCGCAACGACCACGGCGGACCCTACAATTGCGTCCCCCCAGGGAAAAGTGTCATCATCGCGTTTTTCCGTCTCCCAGATGATGATTGCCAACGACGCGCACAGGCAAATCACACAAGCAATGACGAGAGTTCTGCCGTTTGAAAGGTGACGAAAATCCCAATCCCAGGCGGGATTCGAGGGGCGGAAATGGCCGACCGCAAGGGTCACGGCGCCTAGGACGAGCTGTGATAGAAGTGTTAGTGCGGCAATTGCATTTTCGGTTGTATCGTAAGATGTCATTTATTTATGAAATTTATGTAATTCTTTTAACAGTTGTTGTAGTTTAAAAGTAAGTTTAAAAGAAGGGTTTCACATAAATAAATATACATTGTGTAAAGAATGCCCGATTCCAATCTCAAAAGCAATCTCCGCGCCGCCGCGGCCGCAATAACCACCGCGGCGGCGGCAGGTCCCTCATTGACATGGACAGAATACAAGGAACAAAAACCCACGGGTGGCGCGACCGTGACATTAACCCAGTCAGATTTTGACGGGGGAACTTTGCGTATCACGACCGGCAACTGCCTGTTCCAAATAAATTCAGACATAATTATCCAACCAGGATCGGCCCCTGATTTTTTCCCAGTGGAATCAACGGAATTTCCTTTCCCCCCTTATCAGTTAGGTTGGTTTGCGGGGATAACCGTCGAAACCCCGGAAGGCGTTGTAATTGATCTCAACGGTTACTGCATCAAGCAGAGTGACTTATTTGCTCTACAGCAACGATTCTACGCCATCATCGAGTTGGGCGACCAGCCTTTCCTCGAGAATCAAGGTCCTTCTCAGTTCGGTCCTCTGGTGACATGCGGGAACGTGACCATCCGGAACGGGATTCTGGGAACTTCGTCGCATCACGGTATCCATTCTCCGGGCGGAGCAACGAATATTCTGTTGGAGAATTTGCAGATTCAGAATTTCGAGGTAGCCGGCATTCATTTGAACGGGTGCAAGTCGACTGTCATTTCCTCCTGTTCTCTCGGGCCG